AAAAAGTCTTTCGGGTTTCCGTTTAGTTTGTAATCGGCAAACAATCCCATGCAATGATTAAACATTTCTGTAATACGTTCATGATGTATAGTCATTAATTGACCAACTGAAATCAAAGATATATTAGCTAGGAATATCACTTTAGCATTTAGTGTGATACTATCAGCTTTAAATGATTCATCACTGAAGGCTCTAAGATGTCTAATTCTTAAATCGTTAATTGTCTTTGGTAGTCTTACTTCAATCTCAGTATTTCGTCGCATAATTTCGTTTGTGTTTGTGAGTTCTTAATTTGTTCCGTGTGAATGTTAATTTTTGTACGTTGTTCTTTTATCCACTCTTGACCGTGTGTCAACATAAGTATTTTTTTATTCTGTTTCTTTGCCTCTAAACTGAATATTACGTCACTCATCTTTTTATATTGTGAATTAATCAAATCAATAGGGTTGAAATAAGAAGTTTTAAACGCAGTTACTCCAGTTCCAGCAATATCTATTTGCATATCTTGTGATACGTTTTTAAAAGCACTGTAAGCATCATGACCGTGATAGTATTCTAATCCTTTACCTTTCAATTTTCTGCCGTGATACGTTACAATACAGTTGTATTTCTCAATTGCTTGGATAGTATGTTGAATATAGTTAGATGGATAGATAATATCGTCATCACAACTGAAATAATAGCAAGCTTTTTTCTGTAAAGTTAATCCGTAAAACTTACCGTTATCTGTTAAGTCTGTATTTACTTCATTATCATAGATAATTATTTTATCAACTTGACCATCTAATGACTCAATTGTACGTTTTAATAACTCCTCACGACCTTTAAACGTTGCAATACCTACTATTATAGGCAGTCTTTTATACTTATCTTTAATCGATTGTATCTTTAATGCTCTTTCACCTTGGTTAATTCCTTTACCTAAACTCTTTTGAGCATCATGTCGTCTGTAATTGTAAAGAATATTATCAGTATAACCTAGTTTTAAACCAAAATCTAAGCATCTAAGATTAAGTTCATACTCTTCTGCACACGTTAACGACTCATCAAAGTATCCAACCTTATCAAATACATCTTTTCTGTACATCAAAGTACCTCCATGAATAACATTATTGAACAACATATCGTTAATGCTAGGATGGTTTATCCTTGGTTTCTGAACTTGAGTAAATGCACCGTGAATATTATTAGCAACCCCATGAATAAAATCAAATCCTTGTATTGCTTTTACACTATCAGTAATTGAGTTAGGAGTTAAATAATCATCTTCACATAGGTACTTAATGTATTCACCTTTCGATCGTTTAATACCGTTGTTTATGTTAGTTGAAACGTTAACATTATCATTCTGTATCAATAACTCAATATTGGAATACGTTTGATTTTTAACACTTTCAATCGCTACATCTAAATAACCCCTATCAATTGAATAAGGTATTATGATACTAACTAACGGGTGTAACATATTAACCAAACTTTAGGTGTTAACTCTTCATAGTGTGTTTGATTCCAATCTTTGAAACGTTCTTGAAAATCTGATAGCTGTAATTTAAAAGTATGGTATTGGTCTACTTCAATATCAATACCCGTTAAAATAATAACATTCTTTTGAGCTATCTTCTTAATATTGTCTATTGCCTTGTCGAAGTCTAAACAGTTATCTAAAACCGCCATACAACAAACAGTATCTACTTCGATACCCTCAATAGTTTCAATACTACCTTTCAATGTTGGCACTCCTTTAATTGGAAAAGCATCTAAACCGATATACTCAACATCTTCAGGAATGCAAGTTTTAAGGAATTGACCACCGCATCCAACGTCTAAAATACTATTACCGTACCCACACTTGTTTAAATGTGTTGTGTAATCTCGTAGCACGTTTGGAGCGTTTCTATTGTCGTCTGTATGTTGTGCTTTCTGTTGCCTTGATCTAAGGTTATCAGTTGCGCTTTTCCATGCTTTTTTAGTTGCTTTCATTTTATTAAGTCTAGTATTCTTTTTCCTGTTGATTCGATTGAGTGTTGATTGTAAAAGTTTGCATACTCTAATCTTTCTCTATTACCTTCATAACTAGCTGAAACTAATCCCTCTTTAATTGTAGTTTCAAATTGTTCTTTTGTATTGCATATTAAAAAAGGTTCTCCTTTGTAAGCGTTCCAATATACCAAAGGGTTTAAGTTATTGGTAATAACATAACATCCCAAAGCAGTCGCTTCGAATGCAGTAACTCCAAAGCATCCATAAGGTTTGCCGTTTAATTCAGGTTTAAACAACTCAATGTAAATATGGCATTCAGCAATACGTTTTAAATTCTCTTCATGTGGGAGTATAGTTTCGTCGATTTAAATCTGTATATGGTGCTAAGTATTCAATATCCTTTGCGCCTAGCTCCATAAACTCGGTTTGGTCTGTAATACATCGGTAAACAACCTTGTTAAATATTCTATTGTAAAACTCGGGTTCTTTTCTGTATCTTGTGCCACTATGATAAACAATAATTTTGCCTTTAAAGTTAGCATTTAAAACCTCGTTCAATAAGATAGGGCAAGTATGGAATATTTGAACAACATCGAACGTGTTTACAATATCTCTAATCCTTTCTTTCGTTACGGCTTTACTTTGTGAAGTATACCCAAATGGATGAGTAGACAATACATAGTCATTGCAATACACACCAATTGAACGCAAAGCATTAGCGTTATTGTGACTCATGTTAGCGTAGTCGTTCGACGCTATATTAAGAACTCTAATATTATCGACCATAGAATAAACCCTATTATTATTTGAATTAAACAACCTCTTTTGTTCACTATTATTGAACGATGTAAGTTGAATTTAATTGAGCGCAAGAACAAGACTCTTTTAATTTCTTAACTCCATTAATCTCAATGAAATTTGAATGGTAATCCCAGTAAGTTTGCATCGTTGCAGTTATGGTGTGAGTCATAACATGGGATTCCATTGTTAAAGTATCTCCAGTCATAACCTCATAACCCTCGTTTAAATACACTGATTCACCATTGATAAAGCATTCTGTTGAACTAGGTGAGTCAACACTGAATCTCGCAGTATAATGTGAAATAGTTGGGGTTGTACTAGATTTGATTTCTTCTTTTTTACATCCTATAAAGAATAAACCGATAATTAAAAATACTTTCTTCATAACATTATTACTATTTTAGGGTTTAACATTGCTTCTATTACTGATGAATAGCTAAATTTCGATATTGCTTGGAGTAAAATATCATGGTCTTTTCTAATTACTCCATTTACTTTTATGTTAGGGTATGGACTTACTAATACATCCCCTATAAATTCAGCATTTGGAATTTGTTTAATCACAATATTTTTAAACATCTTACTTTTCATCTTCGCAAATATAACAATTAATTTTAATTCTAAGCATGAGTTCCAATATATTTTCCACTATGTTTGTCTTTTGTGCTGAAATAGTATCTAATAGCATCTATGCAGTGGTTAAATGAGTCAATAGGTTTGTTTAGTTTATTACCTTGTTTGTCTACGTCCCAAGAGTAGTTTCTAAACTCTTTGATTAGATTAGTACTATTTGAAGTTACACTAAATTTAATCTCCTGAATCTTTTGAATACCAAACATTATACTATCTTTTCCTTTTTCAGCTCCTTTGATATTCATTCCCATGTTTCGGAGTTCCTGAATACTTTTAGGCTCTGCACTATCGGCAAATGTATAGATAGCATTGCTTAAACCTTTCGACTTAAATGTCCTAAATATTTCGGGGTTGGTTAAACCAGTCGAATACATAACTTCGTCAAAGATATATTCGCCATTCCATTGGTAAACATCCACCATTGTCGTAGGGTCGTTTGTATAACCAAAATCCATCCCACGACCTACCAACTTTGCATCCTTTGGAATAGTATCTATTTGATTCCAATTCTCAAATATAACACCCTCTAAATTTCCGATTAAACCAAGTCCATAAACGTTGTACCAATTTTCCCAGTACTTCGATGTTGTGCTTTTCTCTTTTGCTTTTAAGATAAAGTTTAAGGCGCTTTCAGGGCAAGCCTCATTGTCTAAGTAGTTAATTATTAAAAAGTCTACATCTGCGTCGTTTTGCAGTTCTTCATGAAACCAAAAAGGAGCGACTGGATTCCAATCCAAATACACTCCGATTTTTGTTCTTGATACTAATTCATTGTAAGCATGAAGAGTCATGTTATTACATTCGTTCATGTAAAGATAATCACGTCTTGCACCTCTTAACTTACTGTCATTATCAGCAGAAAAGAACTCTATTACTGAACCATTTGCAAAAGTATAAGTTGAATCTGTGGATCTCCAATGATGCTCCACCCATCTATTTGTCTGATGCATTATCTTTTTAAAGTCTTTCATTGCTCCCCTCCTTAGATGTGGGAATGATTCAGCTACTATTGAGGTTTCAGTTAGTGGATTTTTAGCGCAAATATCTATTAGTACTGGCAATATACCAAAGGTCTTTCCAGCTGAAGTACCGCCTTGAATACCTTTAACAAAGTTCTTTAAACCTCGTATCTTTTTTATTGCCGTAGTGTATCTAAACATCTTCTAAAAACAATCCTTGTTCTGTGTTATGATTGTCGTTTTGCATCTTATCAGTCCAACCTAGCTTGTTCTTAGCGTAAAATATACCTTTGCCCTCATTCGCTACAATATCCCCAGCTAATGACTTGAAATTTTCGTCTATACTTTTTATAGTGTTCGATAATGGATGTTCATCATTCTTTAATGCCTCGTAAAAATTTGTTCTCTTATAAAAATCAAACTCATTTCTTCTTAACCAATGGAGTAAAAAATAACTAATAGTAGGTATGTGCCTTTCTTTCAAGTCTACTATCTTTCCTGACCCAGTTGCCACTTCTTTTGTTGACTCAATACAATAATCACAGTACTGATAAGATAACTCAATCAATCTATCTACATCAATATCTTTATGTTTATTAGCCATTGATTAAATCTATTAAAATTGCTCTAGTAGATTC